CTTATCATACTTTTCATCTACGGCTTGAAATGTAATAGGCGTATATTTGTAATTTGTAGCAAATTCTCTAAACTTAGCACCACCTAAAAAGTCAGGCAAATTACCAAGTTTGTCTGCAATCCATGTTGTTACATTAGAGAAAAATTGCATAACGCTATTGAGTATTCCAACAATACTAGAGCCTATAAAATTAAACGCCCTAGCAAGATATTTTCTGACACCAATTGCGTCTAGAACCCTCTCCATCGTATTTACAATATTGACAACAAAATCGTCAAATATGTACCACATTTCTTTTAGAGCATTCTGAATAATCTCGCCATCAAGAGTAAATAAGCCTTTAAGTAAATTAAAGATTTCTTTACCGAAAGAAACTAACTGTTCAAAGAATACAGTTAGACCCTCATCAAAGATTTTTTGAAGTCCTAAATTTGCACTTTCTTCCCATGTCTGACTGCCAAAGATATTGCCTGCTAACCAATCTACAAGTTTTACTGCAATATCAATGAATCCAAAAATGAATGATGAAATAGATCCGCCTAAAAATGCGGCAACGCGATCCATGAAGGAAACTTGCAATTCATCTATGTTTAAATACTCTGCAATTTTTTCTTCACTTGTTGCCAACATGAAGCCATCAAATATAGAAAGAACAATATCAATCGGAATTAAGAATTTTAAAATCTTTGCTCCAATTTCACCGAGAATTTTTAAATATGGGCCAGAGACTTCCTCAATAAATTTAATCGCTCTTTGTCCTGCTTCTACGATTTGTTGAAAATAATAACCAAATCGTGCAGACATTGCTTCAAAGAATCCGCCAGAGGTTCCAAGAATTTCAGGCATAATTTTGCCTAAGTCTTCAATGCTTAATGCAAGGCGACCATCTTGAAATGCGGCAGTAATTCTTCCAAAGAAGTCTGATGTGCTAGTTCTTAATGAATCAAACTTGAGTGATAGATCATCAATTAAAGAACCAACTTTTCCAAATGAATCAAAGAATGTTGTTTTAAATGTATCAAACTTAGCGCCAAGATTTGCCTTTACTTCATCAAGCAAGTCTGCAAGAATTGCTACATTAATTAGCGTTGCATTTCTAAGTCTATCGAAACTTGCTGGTAGTGCATCAAATGTTCCTTCAATTGCACGAATGATATCATCAAAATTAGGAAGTCTTATTTTTGTCTTAAAATCATCAAATGCTTTAAGTATATCATCAAAATTAGGAATTCTAAATTTTGTTCTGAAGTCATCGAATGCAGTTCTAAATGTATCAAGAACTCTGTTGAAACCATCGATGAATCGATTTGGTAAATCGGGAAAAAATTTGATTATATCTTCAACAAAAGGAAGTTTTTTGAATCTATCAAATATATCCTTAAAGAAATCGCCAAAGCGTTTTGGTAAGTCTTCAAAAAACTTGAAGATATTATCTAGTGAGGGAAATCTTACTCTGAGTTTGTCTAATAGATCACCTAAAAAATCCAATAAACGAGAAAGTGCTGAACCAAAGCGACCAAATAAGTCTTTGATGAAATCTAAAATTCCACCAATGCGCCCTACAATATCTTTTAGAAAATCAAGAGGTTTTAAAAGACCTCTTAATAAATCCTCTAAAAACCCTAATATCTTAAACGGTAAGGCTTTTAGAAATTCTCCAAAAGCCTTTAAGGCATCAGTAAGACCGATAACTTTTGCTATCAACTTTGCTAATAGCGCGTTTCGAAAAAGATTGCTCTCTTCTTTAGGAGTTAATGCCTTAAGAATATTTTCTAATAGACTATTTGTTTCTTTCTGTTCACCAAGAATATCTATAAACAACTTGCGTTGTTCTAGTGCCTTTTCTTCTTCAAATGCTAAGGCACGCTTCTTTTCTTCTATATCATCTTTAAAAAGTTTTTCGAGTTTATTAAATGCGGGTCCGAAAACCGCAGGGTTTCCGGCAATCGCCGCACTTTTCATACCCGCCGCAAAGCCTGACAGAGATTTACTGACAGAATCGCTTAATTGTTTTCCTAAATCGCCTACTAAATTTGCCATTTATTTTCTTCTTGACTTCATTTGTGCTTGTTGTTGTCGTTGTCTTTCGTTCTCTTCCTTAATATATTCAGCCAACAAAGTTATATAAATGTCTCTTTCAAAAGGAATCATTTCTTCCAATTCAGTCAAACTATATTTATGGTGTTGTACCATAGCAAAGTTTGTCTTGTAATAATTTAGAAGGTTTTCATTTGACATTGTTACCCGAAAAAACTTGTCATACCCTCCAATTCCACCTCGTCCTCACATCCACAATGAGCGCAAGTCCACTTAATTTTTTTCTTTAGTTTTGGCATGGTGTTAAAAAATCCAGTTATCTTTGCAAACTGTTCTTGAGACAAGCCATTAATAAATTCCGATAGTTCAGCCTTAGTGGATTCGCTTGCTGGATAAGTGTTTTCGTGATCAAAAATGTAATCAATGCTTTCGATCACTACAGAAGTAATTACTTCAAATTGTGATTTGTTGTCGTTAGCATTTACGTTCTGAAGTTTATCTGCAAGAGACATGGTTGGGTATTTTAAAACCATACCTACACCAGATTCTTGATCTAGAACAATTTTATTTGTGTGTGTATCGCTTACTTCAACTTCAACGTCCATAATGTTTAATTTAATTGGTGTATTGTACTCACACATTTCGCCCTTAGAATTTAATCCTGTTGGGTGTGTCAATTTTAGATCAATTTCTTCACCAATTGATTTCGCACGAAGACGTAAGAAGAAATATTCCAAATCAAACATTGGAAGTTTATCTACTTCAACTTCATCAATCGCACAGTTGGTGATGATTTGTTTAATTGCTCTAAGCATTTCTTTTGCGTCTTGAGATTCAAGAGCCATCAAAAGAATTTTTTGTTCTTTAACTAAGAACGGTCTATATTTGTAACTTTTTTTGGTTGAGTGTAATGTCAACTCATAAATCGGTGATTTGATTTTAGGTAAAGCCATGATAATTCTCCTTGATAATTAATTAAACGTAAAAACTTTCATCTAAGATTAACAAATCCTTGAGTGAAATCTACAACATGAAAACGATATGTCATTGTTACAGAAAACCTTTGATAAGTATTCTGTTCTTCCCAAGACAAATTCATAGGACTTATTTGAATTGGATAAGCATTATAAAGTGTATATCTAGCCAATTGTTTTCTATCTGAACTTACTTGAAAAATTCTGACTTGTCCAGTTGCATATTGACTATAATATTTAGAAAGACCTGCATTGCTTTTATTACCGTTTCGTAAGTTTGATTGATTAATAACATTCTCCATCCAAACTTCAAAAAATGCTCTTTCACGAAAATCTTCAGATGCAATGATTTGTAAATTTATATCCTGATATCCTGTTTCATATGCATACTTAGTAGTTGGTCCATATGCTTGATCGTCACTTGTTGAAATTGTTCGACCAGGAAGTTCGGTGGCCTCACAACGAAATCGAAAAGTATTATTCAATGTTCCTCCATCAAGGGCTCTAAACCATGTTGATCCATTTTGTGACACTACACTACCTTCAAGATTAAATTTTTGCCCCGGATATAATTGACTTTCTGCGCTGGTAGACTTTGCTTCAAAAATTTTTGTTAATTCTGGCGGCAAGTCTACTTCCGCATAGAACATGTTTGGTCTTACGACTTTTAAATTTGATCTAAATCTTGATATGCTGAACATAAATTTCCTTAAATCATCGCTCTGCTATCTGCCCAAATACTTGCTTTGTCTGATTTTTTAAATCGTTCAAGCGGTAAAAATAGAGCAATGTCCCATTCGGGCGCTCTAATTTCTAAAAACTGCGAACGAACATGACTATTCAAATATCGTTTTACTGTTGGTTTGAATGCATTATATTTAGACGCACCTTTTAGAATTCGATAGGTAGCAAGAATTTTTGTTTTTTCATTGTATTTTTTATCTGTTGCAATGCCATACAATGCGTCCATGAGTTTTGCTCTCAGCACATATGGCAGATAATGCATGTTGATGCCTAAAAATCCATCAGGATATGATTCAATTGGAAAGATTAAAGGAAATGTATCATAGTATGGCAGATCAAGTTTGGTCTTTGGATCGTACTTGAAAAGATACATGTATCCGGGTTTCATTTCATTTACTCTGCGTTTAGATTCAAACGAACGAATTACCTTAGACGGAGTAAGCGAAGACATGCCTTCCACTTGTTGTGCGGCATCTCGATACCATGTTCTTGCTTCTTTGGTTCTAGCAGGCGCCATGCCTGCCGAAACACCTTGATAAATGAGTTGTTTAAATATTAACATAATTTCCTAAAGGATTTGTTATACATATATTTATGTTAATTGTTTCTCTGTAAGTAACTTAAAATCCCAGTTTCTATCTAAACAATATTCTGTTGCTGCTTTCCATTTTGCTTGATTGACGCCCCATGTCATTACTTCATTGAGGTATCTGCGCGTTGGTTTGCCAATAAGTTTTGATGGTTCTAGCGTTTGTTTGTGAGGTTTTACTTCAATCAATGATGCACGAATTGTGCCATTTCTATCTTTGTAACGAATCCAAAAATCAACAAAGTATCGATGCCAACGATTGTCAATCGGAGATTTATAGGGCACAACAATTTCTTCAGAACTCCATTCTAAAATTGATGGATTTGAATCACAATAGACCATAAATCTACGCTCCAGCAAACTGCGATAAACAATATTTGTTGGATCGCCCTTGTATTTTTGAGGGTTTTGGGGTTTATATCTTCCTTTGTATGCCATAATTGAATTATAAATAAGAGAGTTAACCTATAAGGATTTATATGGCAAGAACGTCTTTCACCCCAACTTCTGATAATGAGGATACATTATATCCTGATGATGGAATTGCGAATGCGGCAAATTCAAAAGTAACTGGATTTGATAGATATAGTAAGGCAAAATTACTTAAAGGAGATAGAATTTGGCAATATCCTATTGAAAATGATGACTTTAACGTGCCTTTTATACAATTTAAATTTTTAGATGCATTTGGAAATGCCATACCAACAAATAATGCGCCAGTAATTTACATTCGTATGCCAAATCAATTTAATGTATCTAGTTTTTCAGAATATGCTAGAACCGACAATATTTTTGGTGCAGGTAATCAATTTATTAAAACTGAAAATGACGCGGCACGAGGAAAAGCATCTCAACAAGAAGGATTTGATGCAAGTTTAATTGCAACATATGGACTGAGTGCGGCCGAAGCATTTCAGACTGGCATCGCAAGAGCATTGGCAGGAGTACAAGGTTTTATAGCATCTGGTGGCATGAACAACATTGCACAATTTGAGTTTACTCAAAGGCAAGCAGTAAATCCATTTTCTCAATTACTTTACAAAGGGCCACAAAATCGTAAATATCAGATTCCTGTAGTTATGCGACCACGAACAAAAAATGAAGCCACTCACATTAAAAACATTATTCATACATTTAGGGTTGCTTCGTCTCCTTCAGTTCCAAATGTTGATGGTACACTTCAACTTACAGGCGCATCAGGACCAGGAATACCAACTGGCATCGGTGAAGGAAGTACATTTACTTATGGATATCCACATCTAACACAATTTGATGTAATTTTTAGAACTCCAAATGAAAACACGAAAATATTTAGAAGCAAAGCATGTGTAATTGATTCAGTTGCGGTTGATTATGGTGGCCAGAAACTTACATTTTTTGAAGATGGTAATGTTACAGAAACCACACTTACGATTCAATTAACAGAAATCATTCCAAGAACACTTGGTGATGGTATTACAGAGGCAAAAAACGAGTACTTGACAATTATCTAATATGTTTCAATTTTATCCTAAAACTTTATATCTTTTTAACGATTTTGATTATCAGAAAGTCGTTGATTTAAACGTATCTGCTCAAATATCAGATTATGTTAAATCTTATAGAGGTTCTCCTGGGGTTCGACAATACATTGTAATTAACGGCGAACGTCCAGAAGTAATATCTTATAAACTTTACGGCACAACAAAATACGATTATCTTCTTTTAATTTTTAATGAAATTGAAAGTTTTTATGATGAATGGCCAAGAGATGATCAAACTCTAAAAAAATATATTGAAAAGAAATATGGAAGCATCAGTGCGGCAAATAGTGTAGGATATTGGTACAACAGTTTTGGAGATCAAGTCTCTGAGGCATTTTGGAATACACTTACCGATCCGAACAAATACACTAAAACATTTTACGAATATGAAATCGATTTAAATGATGAAAAAGCAAAAATAAATGTATTTGATATTTCACTTGCAGTAAGATTTGAGTCCAATTTACAAGAATTATTTGAAAATCTATAATGGCATATACTTTTCCAAAATTCAATGTTGCACCAAGTCAATTTGGGTTTCAGTTGGAGCCAGAGGCACCTACGCCAGATCACATTAGAGAGACATACTTATTAACCTCACTTTTTATTACAATTAAAAATGGACAATCAATTTCGTTAGGCAACTCTTTTAGTCGAATAGAAATTTACGAAGATATTTTTAGTCCTTCAATTACTGGCGCGATTACTGTTTATGATTATGTTGGTGGTCTAGAAAAGTTTATGTTTAGTGGTGGCGAGACAATCACCATGACTGTATTAAAGCCTGGCGGATCAAATGAAATTCTTATTTCTAGAAATGATTTAATTGTTTATGAAGTAGGTAAAGTAAAATTTGATGGAGAAAATATTCAGACTTATGATTTACTTTTTACTTCTAAATCTGCTATCTCATCACAAAAGAAAAGATTGTATAAAAGTTTTGGGGATGACCGAGGATTAAAAAGTGTATTGTCAAAAATTTACACTGACATTAATAGCGCATCTAATTTAAATATCAATACAATTGATCCAGAAATTAAAATGCCAAAAGCATTTATAAGTCCTGGTTATACTCCGATGGAAGCAATATCTCAATTGGCAAGAAGAGCATGTGTATTAGGAGATTATTTTGTTTTCTTTGAAAAACTTTGCGGAAGAAACTCATTAGATTTTAAACATGTTTTCATTTCTCTTGGCTCTCTTAAAGAATTTTGGAAATCAGGCAATTTACCAAGACTTGTATATCAACCGACCCAAAGTTATTTAAATAAAGAAACAAATCGAAGTATTTTAATTAAAAGTTTTATGATTGAAAATAATTTTCAACATTTAGAAAGAATGCAATCAGGATTTTACAACTCTAGAATTCGTCAACTTGACCTATATTCTAGAACTTATAAAGATGAAACTATAAGTTATAAAGATATGGCATTAGATACAGATTTTTATGCCAATCGAATTTTAGAAACAAATAACGAATTTTTAAAATACAATAATGGCTACCCAGAATATCCGGGCGAAAGACTTGTAGTAAAATCTATCAATGACATATTGGAAGATAAGGCTGCTTGGATTAAATATGATACCTATGGCGGCCTTTTAAATAGTGGAATTAGAGTTTTAGCAGACATACCTGGTGCAGATAATCGAATCAGTGTTGGCTATGCAGTTGAATTAGTATTACCTAGTAAAGTTGCAAAAGCACAAAATCTGGAGCAATCAATCATGGCTGAAGACGAATTTTATTCAGGTAAATATCTTGTCACCGCAGTACGTCATTCTTTTACGAAAGACACTTATACAAAAAAAATTGAATTAAGTCGTGGATCACTTAAAATTAATCTTGACAATCGTATCAATCAAACATCGGGTTAACATATGAAACTATCATTTTCAGAATACCTTTATAAGAGAGAGTATGAGGCTAGAATTCCTCTCGAAGAAAAACTTATTCTCTATAACAATGGTGCAAAATATGGACAAGTTGTTTTTCTTGCTGGCGGCGCTGGGTCAGGAAAAGGATTTGCAATTAGCAATTTCATGCAAGGCGAAAATTTCAAAATTCGCGATGTGGATGAACTCAAACTTGCATTTCGAAAATTGGATGAAATTGGCAAGTTTACACTAAACGATTTACTTAAAAAATATGGCGATAATATTAGTGAACGCGATATGCAATTTATACAAAAAAACGTAATTGACAAAGGTTACTCGCTGAAAGATTTAAATCTAAAAACACCAGAACATGTATACTCACTTCATGTACTTGTTCGTGCTACGGGCGCAAAAAACAAAACACTTGATCTATTGCTTGACGGTGCGGCACAGAATACACTACCAAACATTTTAATTGATTCTACATTTGCAGATATGGATGACATTAACACTTACATTCCTATGTTGCTAAAGGCTGGTTATAAAACTACAAACATTCATGTGACTTGGGTGCTAACTAATTATGAGATTGCAATTGAAAACAACGCAAAGCGTTCTAGAGTTGTACCACAAGATATTTTGCTGAAGACGCACAAAGGCGCGGCACAAACAGTATTTAAACTGGTGAAGACTGGGTTTCCGAGAGAAGTGGATGGTGGTGTTTATGTTGTATTGAACAATCCGCAAAATACAATGTTTATCGTTGATCCAAAAACAGGTAAACACTATAAAGACATTAAAGGTAACAAAGTTGTAGGCAACTTCATGTATCTAACAATGAAGAAGCCAGGTAAAGCAATGACAACAGATGCAGATATACGCAAGCAATTATATACTTGGATTAAAGATAATGTACCACCAGACGCATTAGATACGAAAGA